TTTAGAACGGGGTCTAGTTGGTCTGCTGGATCTTTGCTATATATTCAAAATAGCACTACTATTACAGGAGCTACGGGATCTACTGGCCCTAATGGAGCAGGCGGAGCCGGAGGTATAGGGTCTACAGTAGCAGGACCTGTTATTAACTCTACAGCAGGTAGTGCTGGTACTTCTGGGACTCCTGGTGGAACAGGAGGTCCTGCTTTTACAGCCGATACTGTTTCTGGTCTTGTAACTATCCTAGATAATGCTAGTGGAACACTTACTGGAGGTTCTGGAGGGCCTGGAGGTAGTGGTGGTGGAGGCGGTGGTGGGGGCGGAGCTGCCGGGTATACCTATAATCCTGCTAGTAAGGGTGTTCCTGCATATTATGATTACTATAGAGGCGGTGGAGGAGGTGGCGGAGCAGGCTCTCCTGCAGGAGCCGGAGGAGCCGGAAATACTCCTGGTAGCAGCGGAACTAGTACTACAGGAGGAGCAGGTAGTCCTGGTGGCGGAGGCTCTACTATGGTGGCAGGTGCCGGAGGACCTGGAGGTAATCTTGGAGCAGCCGGAACCGCTGGAGGATCAAATACCGATTATCCACTAGGAAGTGCAAACGGTGGTAAGGCTGGCGGATCTGCTGGTCCCAACGGCTCTACAGGCCCGCAGGGAAACTCCGTTTCCGGTAATTCGAATATCAAATATATAGCAACAGGCACAAGAAATGGACCGATTGGATGATAGCACACTCTTTATTTCCTACTCTTATAGGAGAATGGAAACATCCAGACCCTGAGTCTATCAAACAAGCCTTGTTCAAACGCGTGTTTCATCATATAGATGCCCATGGATATTCTATGGAAACTACAGGAGATGTAGACTTACATCTTGATCAAGAGTTTGATCCTCTATTTGATTTTGCGGCTAGTTGCGCCGGTGAGTATCTAGACACCTTGAAACTAGATAGAAACGTTTTTAGTCTTAATCTAGTTAAGACTTGGCTCAATATCATAACAGAGTTTCACACACCACCACATAATCATCAAGATGCTCATCTATCTTTTGTCTACTATATTCAGATACCCGAGGGATTAGATAAGCCTATTTATTTTTCTTGTGAACACAAACCTAACGATTTATTTCATGGTATGATTAATGCTAATATTTTAGAATGGAATACCTGGAATAGCCCGACTTGGTTTTTTAAACCGCAAGAAGGACAGCTATTTATGTTTCCAGGTAAACTATATCATCACACAGGAGGGTATGGCTCTGGTCAGCCAGACATGGGATGTAAAACCCTTGATGACCTAAAACCTAGAAGAATATCTATTGCAGGAGACTTCTTGTTAACCTATAATCGTAAGATAGGTAGAGCCTATGGTATACAACCCGTGTCTAATTGGAGAACGTTCAATGGCAGTTAAATTTAGAATACTTGATAAAGATGTTAATCAGCACTCTATAGTTGTTAGATATTATACAGATATCCTCAGTGAAGATAGTTTAGCAACATCTTTTGTTGTTGATAGCGACGGAAATACTATAATAGATAGAGGCCCTGATGGGACCCCAAAAAGATGTCAAACAGACTATAGTATTAATATCTGGGATGTTAGTGCTACCCAACCGGGAGCAAATACAGATATAATCTTTCAACAGATCAATGACAGTGCTCCATACGACTGGTTCGATCTCAAAGAGCAGATCGTAGATGCTAATGTAGACACAGATATGTTTGTCGTAGATTCATTAATAGGGCAGGTAAGAGAAGCTGTAAGGCCTATCAGATTAGAGCCTATTATTGCAAATGCAAATGCAAATATTTCTGATAGTGAAATAGAACAGTTAATTCAAGCTCTAATCAGTAGTAATACAACGCCGGAGGCTTCAGGATGAATGTAAAATTTAAAATAATTGAAACAGATCTCTCTCAACATTCAATTGTTGTACGATATTATACAGATTATTTTACAGAGGATAATCTTGCCAGCTCTTTTACTACTAATAGTTCTGGGGAGCAAACGATAGATAGAAATTCAGATGGATCTCCTAAACGTTGCATAACTGATTACAATATTAATATATGGAAAACAGATCCTCCTCCTACAGCAGATGATTTAGTAAAATTAGCTAAGCAGGCTGCTCCATATGATTGGTTCAAATTAAGATATGATGTTTTAGATCCTAATGTCGACACGTCTCTATCAGCAGTAAGTTCTTTATTAGGTAAAGAGTTTGTAGCAGAGAAACCTATAGAAAAAGAAGTGAACGAAAGCATGATGGAACATGAAATAGAAGTTTTAATTGGAAAACTTATAGATAAAAATGAATGAAAAACTAGGATACTATAGTATAGGTTTACAAAAATTTGATTCTAAAATTAAAGCCTGTCAGTTAGCTTCTAAAGTATTGGAAAAAGTTCAAGCCCCAAATATAGTTAAATGGCATTTTAATGACGAGGTATTTAATACCTATAACTGGTCTATAGAACCTAGAGAGTCTTTAGCAGATTTATATAAAAAAAGAGCTAAACATTTAAGAGAGCAGTATGACTATATAATAATCAGTTATAGTGGTGGTGCGGATAGTCATAACGTAGTCATGTCTTTTTTAAATCAAGGACTATATATAGACGAATTAGTTGTAACTCACATGGATAAGGCGATGAAAGACTACGCAATAGTAGATAGAGACGATAGATCCGCTAAATATGCTTATTATTCAGAATACCATTTACAGACTTTACCTAGGTTAGAAGAGATTAGACTACTATCTCCAACTACTAAAATACGTATTTTTGATGTTAGCGAATCTGTATTTAAAGCTTTTTCTAGACACATGGATGAGAGTTGGGTGTTTAATGTCAGAGAAGAACTAAATCCTATTGACGCTTCTAGATATAACTATTTACAGTTTTCAGAATTTAAAACACAATTAGATTTTAATAAAAAAATAGCTATAGTTTTAGGAGTAGATAAACCTATTGTAAAACTCGACGAGACTTATAACAAGTTTTACTTATGTTTTAGAGATAGATTGGCTAATATAACACCGATAGGAGAATATGTCAAAGACTATACCAATACGACTATAGAATATTTCTATTGGTCTCCAGATGCTTGTGATCTCTTATGTAAGCAAGCTCACACAATTATTAATTGGTTGAAACAAAATCCTAGTTTTCAAAAGTATTTTTTAAGTAATCCAGTATCAAGGGTTATCTCCGAACGTATTCTAAGACCTCTCATATATACTACTTGGAAATCTGAATGGTTTCAAGCAGATAAGGCCATGTTTGATTGGCATTCTCATTTTGATGCCTGGTTCATTGAAAACTATAAAAATACTTTAGAATATCTTTTATGGAAAAAAGGTCTACTTTACGTAGCTAGAACTTGTAAGCCTTTTATATCTAATAGTAAAAATCCTGATGGACTGGTGGCTTTTGAAAAAAGGTATGAAATAATATGATGAGTTTAATTGCAACTCTTACATTAATTGTCTCAGAAATATTTTCTCCGCACATGACCCGTTCTAGTAATAAGGTATTTACTTTAAACATTTTATTGCGTTCTGGTTGGTTTTTCGGTAAGATATGAATATAGTAACAATTACCTGTCCAAAACATTACGAAATTTTAAAGCTTCAACTTGAGTCTATTGTAAAATTTGTAGAAAAATGCACTCATTGGATTGTAATACACAACAAGTTTCTTGTTGAAGAAGAACTTAATGCATGTAAAAAAACAATAAATCAATATTATTCAGGCACTTTACATAAAGTAAATATTTTAACGTTAGAAGATTTTAGTTCTTATAAATCCTATGAATTAATTTTAAATCTTAATAATGGTTGGGAAAGACAACAAGCATTAAAATTGTTGATAAGTGATAAAATTAAAGATAATTATCTTATTTTAGATTCAGAGTGTTTTTTTATAAGAAAAACAAATATTAAAGATTGGGAAAAAACTATAGGATGTAATGTAGTAGTGGATTTTAAAAATATTTCAGGGCTTAGTGATATTGCTGCGAAAGAATTATCAAATAAATATGCCTTATATTTTAATAAAAAACCTTTGAAAGTTACTCTCAGAAGCGATGTTCCATTTTTTATACATAAAAAAATAATTTCTAGTGTGGAAGATATAGATACATTAGTTTCTTTTTTTTGTAAACAAAATTCTTTTTCAGAATTTTTATTTTATTGCTATCTTATTCCAGAAAATATATTATACAAAAAAATAAAACCAAAATATTTTCATTTTTGGGATGAACATCAAGACAAACACATAACAAAAAATATTACTTCTATTTTGAATAATGACACATTAGTTGTGTCATTTCAAGACGAGTTTATAACTCACATAACCAAAAATTCAAATTTAAAAAGTTTTTTAATTATGAATTATTTTTTAAAAACTATTGGGTTAACTTATCAATTTAAGATATAAAAATGAATTGTTTTTTTTATGACAAAAAGGGAAGCAAATACTTTTCAAAAGTTGATGCTTTAAATGATTCACAAGATGTTTATCTATATTACCATGATGACTATTTTATAAATCAAAATTGGAAAAGAGAACCTTCAGACACTTTGAGCACTCTTTACAAAATTAGAGCACAGCAAATAAGAGATGAATACGATCATGTTATTATTGCGTATTCTGGAGGTATAGATTCGACAAATGTTTTAGAATCTTTTTATTACAATAATATTCATATAGATGAAATATTGATTGTTGGTGCATTTAAAAGAGATTCTAAAAGTGGTGTTGATGAAAATCATAATGGAGAAATATATCACAATTGTTTCGAGACTATGAAACAGTTAGATTTATCTAAAACTAAAATAACTCTATATGATTATACAGAAGATATAAAAAATTGTTCATTGGCAAAAGAAGATGATTGGTATAAAAAAGTAGGATCTGTTTTTAGTTTTCATAATTGGTTTTGGTATGATATCGAAAAAAGATTTGATCAAAATAAAAAAACAGCAATAGTATTTGGTATAGATAAGCCTATAGTATTTTTTGACAAAAAAGATAGAGGATATTTTAATTTTTTAGACATATGTTTATTTCAGTATGGGATGAACGTTAATAAAATAAGTAAAAAATTGAATAATATTAGTAGAATTAATTTTTATTGGGATCCAGAAGCATCTAATATTTTAATAAAACAAAGCCATATGTTACTCTCAGTATACAAAAATTTATTATCTAATGGTGTTCTTCATAAACAAATATATGATAATAACAAATATATTTTAAATAAAATTATCTATCCTGTAAATAATCCTTTAACTTTTAATAGTCCTAAAAGTGCAACAAGACTATTGTCGCTGAGAGATAATTATGCATTAAAATTTACTGATTTTAAAGAGTCTTTAATTTATAAAAATTATATACAAGGATTAGAAAAAATTAAAACTATTTCAACAAAAGACATATACAGTAGGAGATATTATCTAGAATGATTAATTTATTATTTTCTTTTTTATCATTCATTTTTTTGACAGGTTTTACTTGGACAACAAATCCAATAACTATTATTGTACCGTTTAGTGCTGGTGGAGCAACGGATATTCTTGCAAGGCATATTGAAGTTGCAATAGAAACAAATTCAGATTTATCTGTGGTTGTATTTAATCAAGGTGGTGCTTCTGGTATTATAGGAATGCGATCTTTTGTACAAAAAAATAGAAGTTTATTCTTGGCTACAGAAACAATTATTACTAATAAGAATATTTTTCCAGATTCTTATCCAAATGAAATAATAGATATGGCTTTACCTATACATTTTTTTACAAATTCTCCTTATGTTGTATATGCAAATACTCGTTTTAACGATGTTTTTAGTTTGATAGAAACATCAAAAGCTAGAGATATATTAGTTGGAGCAGCTGCTCCGGGTTCCGGTAGTTTTACAATGTATGACATATTGTGTAATAAAAATAAAATTTTGAATAATTGTAGACGAGTTAGTTATAAATCTGGCGGCGACGCAACTCTTGATTTATATGCAGGTAGACTTGATATTTTTTCAAGTTTAATATCAACAAATCTTCTTGGAATGGAAACTGTTAAGCCCTTGATGATTATGTCCAAAAAAAGAAGTTCTTTTTTACCAAATGTTCCTAGTTCTTATGAATTAGGAATTCAAATAGAAAAAGATAATTGGCATGGTTTATTTCATAAAGGATTACATAAAGATGAAATTGAAAAGATAATTAAAAGTTTACATAAATATTTTGATGATGAGAAATTAAAACTTGTTGGTCATTCCATGTCCGATATTTCTGCTAAACAATTTTGGAATGATAAACTAAATGAATTTAACAATTGATTATTTAAAAATGTTATTAATAGTGGCTTGAAAATATGATAGACTTAAAAACTACTTGGTATTTTCAATATCAAGATCAAATATTTTTTTCTCTTAGAGATGTTTTAGATAACCTTAAATCCAATTATAAAAACGCATATTTTAATTTTTATGATGATGTTTTTCAGCAGTATGACTGGTCAAAAGAACCTGTTGAAAGTTTTGAAGAGTTGAAAAAAATAAGAGCACAACAAATAAGACAAAAACATAACTATATTAGACTATATGTCAGTTTTGGTTCAGACTCTGGCACGATGGTAAATGCTTTTGTAAATAATAACATTTTTATTGATGAAATTATAAATTATGTCTCTATGTGGGAAAATAATTTAACTGAACTTGAACAGGAACATAATACTTTATTTTTACCAAATATAAAAGAATTCATAAAAAAATCATCAAAAACAAAAATAACTATTAAAAAAATAACTTCTACTGATGTAAAAGCAATGCTTGATGAGAATAATAATAATTTAGTAGGGGTTGTTCCTTCAAGGTTTAATTTAAGCATTTTAAAAAATGAATTAACATTAGATAAACTTTTTATAGATGTAGCGGGCGATAATAAGGCGTATGTTTTTATAGATTGTGGTAAATTTTATTCAAATTTTAGTTTATATTACGTTCATGATATAATTGGAAAAACAGTAGAAAACATTGAGAATTTCTTCACATCGCCAGATTTACCACAACTACATATAAAACAATGTCATTTATTGAAAAATAAAATTAAAAAAGAAAAACCAGATCTTATAAAGAGTTCATATATTTCTCCAATTTATGTGACTGAAGCAAATGTTTTCGAAGATGGAACTTCTATGGAATCATTCATAGAAAATGCATGTAGAGATTATACAGATTTTGGTATAACTCTCCCAAAATCTCCAAACACTTTTTATGTTAAATACGGATCAATAAACAAGAAAGAAATGTTGAGAATCAAAGGATTTTATAATTCCAATCCCACTTTATTAAAAGATTACTTTGATTACGTTCGTTTTTATCTTTCTCAACCTATTTTTAAATTGAATGAAAAAAAACAACTATATAAAGATATAAATTTTAAAGTCCATAATTACTATTTGGGAAAATAACTTTTGATAACTTCATTAATTTTGGGATGTTTTTTTGGAATATTTACCGGCTTATTACCTGGGCTAGGTTTATTTTCTGGCCTTGTTTTAATATATCCATACCTTAAAACATTAGATGTATCTAATATAATAATTTTTTACATTTCAATGGCCGCAGCTAGTCAGTATACGGGTAGCATTTCCGCAATAGTTTTAAAAATTCCTGGCGAAGCAAACAGTGTTTTTGCTTTAAAAGAATCTAAAATTCTAGATAAACAAGGAAAAACAGATCAAGCATTAGGGGCTTGTGCTATCGGTAGTGTAGTTGGGGGCGCCGGAGCAATAATTTTAACGTGGTCAATTCTCCCATTGTTAGAACCTATGGTTCCTTATATGTTTAGATCTGATGTAAAAGCGATTATTCTTTTATTGTCTTTATGTGCTTTTATTTATTTTTCGGATAATAAATTGATAATAAGTTTGGTTTTTTCAATTATAGGATTTTGTTTGTCTCTAGTAGGTATATCTCCTTTTGGAGTTGAAAGAACTTTTGGTATTGAAAAATTAGTAGGCGGAATACCTTGGTATCCTGTAATTTTAGGTGTATTAATTATCCCAAAATTATTTGAAGATAATAGTAAGGTATCTTTAAACTCAACTAATGTAAAATTTTATTTTAATTTCTGGATAACAGTTAGATCTACTATTCTAGGATATCTTGGCGGACTTGTTCCCGGAATATCTTATATTATAGGACCAAAGTTGGCTTGGATTGTAGAAAATAAAATATCCGGTGATTCTTTAAAAAGACTGCTGGCGGCAGAAACAGCTAATAATGCAAGTGCATATAGCATGATTATTCCCTTGTTGTTGTTGTCAGTTCCAATCGTAAGTTCTGAAGCAATCATTCTAGATTTGTGCAATAATAAAGGATTTCAATTTAATTGGAATACAACCATTGCATCCGGATGGTTTTCGTCTACAATTATTCCAATAATTATAATAAATGTTTTTCTCGGTTTTATTTCATATTATTGTATAAAATGGTTGACGATTTGGAGAAAAATACCTAAAATAAATATATTCATATCATTGTTATTAATTTTATCCTTGATAATAAATGCAAATGATATTCAATATGAGATGTTGTTGTTTTTTCTATTTTTTGGACTTGGTTTTGTCTTAAGAAAATTCGACACATTACCCATAGTTTTGACATTTTTAATGGGAGATCAAATAGAACAAAATGTTATCAGAGTATTAAGAATTTATAATTATATTTGAAAGGATACAAAGTGAAAATTCTAAGTCTAGTCTTATTTTTAATGATATCAACTACGGCAAATGCGGTAGAACTCTTGAACCCATATAAAGGCGGTAGTTTAGCAATTGAACTATATTCAATTATGTCGAACCATCTTAATTCAAAAAATATTGCACATACTACAGTTGCATTAGATAATTGCCGTTCTGCTACATCTAATTGGAAACAATACAAGTCCCCCCTATATATTTCTTGGTCAGATTCTAGTGAATGTAACCCACAAGCAAGTCAAATCAATATTTTATCTAAAGCAACACAATTATTTTGCTCAATGAAAGAAGTAAATCTATCAAACAAAAATCTAAAAATTGGTTGGCAGGCAAGTGCTCCTCTAACAGGGATTTATGATGCATTTGAAAAGAACTATGGTAGAGTTACTAAAGTTCCATATTTGAATGGCGGTCAACAGGTCCAAGGAGCTGTATCAGGTGAAATTGATATAGCTCTAATAGGACAAGGTACTGCAATGTCTTCGCCGCTAAAGTGTTTTATGGCAGTCACACCTTTTGAACAGTTGCCGGTAATTGAGCATTCGTATGGAGACATGTATACGTCTCTTATAGGTATTCTATATGAAGATGTTTCACTTAAATCTGTTGTGAATGAATTTATCAATCTACCAGAAATTAAAATTTGGAAAGAGAAAAGAAAACTTCAATCTGTAATTTCCGATGATGAGAGAAAAGTATTTTTGTCAAACACTTTTGAAAGAAAGTAATCAAATATGTGTGACTATGGTTCAACCATAGTCACACTTTTAGGAGAAAAAATGGTAGTCGTTCATACTATAAAATTACCACAAGAAAATTGTAATAATATCTTAAATATGATACAAAATTCAACAGATAAAAATAAAATAGAAACTATGGTGGGAAAAACAGAAGGCTACACTCCTTGTTGCGTAACTGATCTTCGTGAGCTAGAGGTTTGGAAAACGTGGAAAGATAATAAAGAAGTTCAGCAAATTATTTATAAATCAAAAAAAATTGATGAACAAGTTCCAGAAAATATTTTTGATTACTTTAATATAGATAAAAATAAATGTGTTATAGACGTAAGAAGATTTTTTCCTGGGAAACTACACGTACCTCATAAAGATTATTATTTTAATCTTTCATATTCTGAATGGGAGGCGCCTCCAAAAAATGCATTAGAATTAAAAGATAGACTAGAGAAAATGAAGACGTTGTCAAAAGAAATTTTACAACCAAAAAATATAGTTAGACTTTGGATAAGTTTAACAGAACCAAAATTTGGCCATGTGTTAATGATTGAAGACAAAGTATTATATTGGTTAGAACAGGGCAGTATTGTTACTTGGGATATTCAAGAATTACATTCAGCAGCAAATGTTGGCTATGAAGATAGATTCATAATGAGAATTACTGGTTATTTAAATGAAAGTGCATGACATAAAATTATCAAAAAGTATATGTGATAATTTGTTGAAATTAATAAAAACTGATAGTACAATTGAAACAAGAGTTAGAGAGCCTGGATCTAGAAAAGGTTTTATTACAACCGAGAAAGAATATACTATACTAGAAAAATATAAACAACATAAAGAATCTGGGTATATAAATTATACTTCAAAAAAAATTGAAAATATAATACCTGATTATATTTTTGAATATTTTAATCTTGAAAAATTAAAATGTAAAATTGAGATTAAAGAATTTTTACCTGGAAAGCTTCACATACCTCATAAAGATTATTATGCAAACTATAGTCACGGATTGACAAATGAAAGCGTCTATAATTTCAATGAAAATACTGAAATACAGATAAATAATTATTTCATACGAATTTGGATAAGTTTGACAGAACCAAAATTTGGTCATGTATTAATTATTGAGAACAAAGCTTTATATTGGCTCGATCAAGGGACTATTGTAACTTGGGATAAAAATGAATTACATTCCGCAGCAAATTTAGGGTATGAAAATAGGTATATTATGACGATTACAGGAGAAAAAATATGTCACTAATAGATTACATAACTTTTTTATTAAAAAACAAAAATATACTTGATACTAATATTTCATTGATATATAATCAACAAAATTATGAAAATATTTTAACAAGAATATATCAACAACTTATTTTTTTTGAAAACTTTAATTTAAAAAATTGTGATATTGTGGACATTGGTTCTGGAATTGGAATACATTCAAATTATTTTCTTATAAAAGAAGCAAACATAATTGGATATGAACCGAACTTAGAAGCGTACACTGCATGTAAAAATTTATTTCCAAATCTTGAAATTAAGAATTCGTCATTTGATTTTAATAAGAAATATAAAATAGCAACTTTATTTGGAGTTATTCCGTTTGTTGAAACTAAATATGTTGAGCAAATATATAATTCAACACAATTTTTAATTATAGATTCTCGTAGTCCGTATGATTTTAATTTTAAAGTTGTTTTTTCTAAAAAATATTTTGATAAGATAACAAATTATTATAGAACTTTTACTGTATACGGAAAATAATTTTATGGCGATATAATGTATAAAAACTGGTTAGATACAAACGTAAAAGATCGTTTATTAGACAAAACAATAAAATACAAAGCGTGGTTCAATCCTCGAAAATTTGAGGTAATGTCTTTTCACGAAGCTGCTGATTACACTACAAAACAGATTGCAGAGTTAAATGTTCCTTTATATTTGGGTTTAAGCGGAGGTATGGATTCCGAATATGCCTTTTT